TAATCCATAGTACCATTTTGATACCACCATTTCAATTGATTATCCCAAGACAACTTCAACAAATAGATATTATCGTTAGTGTTGTCAGTGATATCAAAGATGATAAAGCTATAAGAAGAAAGCGGGTTACCATCAATGATAGGGTTCTCAATATCGTTAGTATGGATATTATCAAATGCTGGGTTAAGTACAAACTTAACATTAGCAAGGAAAGGAATGATATAGCTTGTGTAAGCAAATCCAAATCCTAGATCCATACCTTTGTTAGTGATTGCACCAATATCAGCAGCAAGGATAGAAAGGTTAGAAGATGCAGCTTCACGCTTAATAGCCTCATTTACCATACGCATACCTCCAATACCTGTTTGTACTACAAGTTGACGCTTAGGATCTGGACCTTGGAATTCTACACGACCTGCATAGAAGTTATAAAGCTCAGAACGGAACAACTCAAGAGAGAAACTAGATTTGTTATATACACGCTTAAATGAACTATCAAGTTGCTTCCAAAGACCCACAGATAAACGTAGATCATCAGGACCATCTTGACGTACTCTACCTCCATGACCCCACATTAAGTAAGTCTCAATGTCAGTAGCAATTTTAGTCAAGTGAGCAGCTTCCATAGAAGTAAGGAATGTACGAGATAAATCTCCATTAGCTACTGCACGCTTAACATAATCTTTACCCATCTTAGCAACCATATCCTCAATGTTAGAGATAGATGGATCCATAGATTTATCAAAGTTACGCCAGATCTCAGTAACAGGAACTGTACCATCTGCATTCATACCACCTTTCATCATCATATCTGCACGAGAAGATACTGAATAATGAACGTGAGCTTCTGCACCTCCTACGAAGTTATAGAATTCACGGAACCCTGATTTAGTTTGAATATCAGAGAAACGCTCACCATACTCACCTCTTGCAGAAGATTTGCGGAAGAATCTTGTACCATTTGCTAGATAAGCATTATCTAAGAAACGATAGTTGTCATTGTTTACAAGTTGTACTGTATAGATGAATCCATCTCCAATAGGAAGAATATCCTCATCAGGTACAATGTAAAGCTCGACACCATTATACTTGTCATAAGTAATGATATCTCCATGTCCAAACTCACGCTTATTAAGCTTGATTTTGAATGTAGTTCCATCAAGACCTTTAGCAAGATTTTGTGGCTCAATATCTTCAATAACATAAGGAAGATCCTGTGCTACAGGTGTTTGCCATTTGTACTCACCGCGAACATTGTCTACGTTGATTACGTTTTTACCACCAAAGGATGACATTTGATAAAGGGGCATTTCAACTTTTTGAGTCATAGCCCAAATGTCTACAGGACCCATATCCATAGGTTCTGCATCCTTCAGCATGTTTACAAGGTGGTATGAATCTACGTGAGAAGACGCGTTATATTGCGTATCACGTAGGAATATACCATTGTTTAAAACTGGAGTTGCCATTTGTGTTTTGTTTTTGTTTGTTTATATTTATTTGTTGTTTACCTCCCAAAGAAGTTTCTTTTAGGTCTATTTAATGTTCTTGTATTTGTTGTTCGCCTAGTATCTTCTGATTCTTCTGCAGCTGTAGAAGAAGAAGTAATTCTTGTAGCTTCTTCTGTTTTAAGCATGCGTACTGTTTTTTCAGTTGCAGATTTCTCACCACCTTCTTTTAGTTTACTTTTATATCCATCAGGATCTGCAAGTAACCAAAGTGCTTCAGCAATTAGGTCGTGACGAGGTTCTACCCACTGATATTTTTCTAATAAGTGCCCAAGTAAATTTGTTTGACGTCCACTGATAGAAGGATAATTAGGTTGAACTAATCCAGAGAATAATAGATTTTGTACTTTGTTATCTAACTTAACTCCATTTAGTTCTCCTGTTTCCAATGCACGATATACATTTTCTTGGTACAATTGAGCTTGTTCCTGTTGCTTTTCTCTTGCTTCCTGTTGTTGTCTAATTTTTTGTTCAACAACTTGCTCTTGCATTTTATCTAATCTTGGTTTAAATCTTTCTGCTTTAACCTCAAGATCTCCTCTATCTCTTAATGCAACAATTTCTTCTTCAATTTCTTCAGCAGTTCCATATCTTGTAGCTTGTAGATATGCACGTACAATTTCTTCTTGTCCTTCTTCAGATTCTGTACTTAGTTCTTTAACTTCTTCTGCTGCAGCTAATGCACGAAACATGTTTTTAAGATCTGTACCTCCATTTTGTACATACTCATAAGCACGTTTTAATTCATCAGGTAAGCTGTGATAAAATGTTTGAGGAACTTCTTCCATTAATTGTTTCTCACGCTCCTGAAAATTTGCTTCAAGAAGTTCTTCCCAATCTGCTTGAGAATAATCGTCTAGTTTTTTTCCATCATCAAAAGGAAACAATAAACCCTTTTCTATAAGTTTATTTGCTGTTTCAATCATCACATCTTTAGTGAGTGATGGTCTACCACCAGGATTCTTTTGAGCTTCTTCAATACTTGTTTCTAAAAGCTCATTAAGATCTTCTAGCGTTGGCGTTTGAGGTGTTGCTGTAGTAGTAGTTTCGCTAGTAGTTCCAGTAGGGGTAGTTGTTGTTTCTGATGATGGAGTTGCTGTAGAGGCAGGCTCATCATTTTTAATAGGCTTGTCAAGGAACGATGTATCAGTTGTAGGGGCAGAAAAAACATTAGGTTTTTTTTCAGGTGTTCCACTGTTAGGAACCATAATGCTTTCTGTATCTACTCCTAATAAGTCATCCAAGTTATCAAACTCGACTTCTTGGACATTTGTGTTATCTGTACTCATTTTGTTGGTTTTTGTGATTGAGTTTATACTATTAATATAAGCAAATTTAACCAGATAACTTTTATATGTTTAACAAATTATTGTTGTATGTATAAAAGTTTCCCACTATATAGCTATAATTATTTTTTCTTCTTATTCGCAGGTTTTTCTTTTGTTTCTTTTGTAGTAACATCAAACCTATTTTTATTCTCTTGAGCAATATCCATATCCATTTGCTTAAGTTGCGTTTGATGATCCATCTTCTCTCTTTCCATACTCATCTTTTGAGAAAATTGATTATTCTTATTAATCTCCTTTTCTCTATCAAAGTTCATAGTATCCTGATACTCTTGCGTTTCTTTCATTGCTTGCATAGTATCAGTAAAGTCTGATTGAAGATTTTGATTCACATCTTGCATTGCGCCATATCCTGCAGATCTAATTTCAGCAATAAGAATATCTTTACGTCTATTCTTCTCAGCTTCTAATGTTTCATATTCTCTTTCTTGAGCTTTTTCCTGAGCTTCAGCTTGAAGTTCCATTTGCTTCATTTTCTCAGCTTGAGCATATTCTTCTTGTTTTTGAGAACGTTGTTTAGCTTCAATACCTTTAAGAATATTATTAAGACTACCCATAGAGTCTGTTTGTAAGATATGCCCTAAATCATAGATAGATGCACCTGATGTATTATTAGATACAGCAAGTTGCTTCATTTGTTCTATTATGACGCGATGATTAGCTTTAGTTGTGCAATAAACATTTAAATCTCTTAGTAACAATTCAGTACCATTGATTTCAAAATTTACACGCTCATCATTAGAATTTGACATTTGCATTCTAATCGATGGTTTTGTAGATGCATAAAACTGTGCTAAATCTGTACGCATTTGATGCACACGTGGCATTAGATGATCTGAGTGCTGTGTAAAGTATTGTTCTGTTTGTGCATAAGATCCTGCAATAGCTTGCTCTATACCTGTAGCAGTATTAGTTTGACCCAATTGCTGACCTAATCTCTGTGGAGTAATACCTATTACTTCAAATGCTTGTTGCTTAAAAAATGTAGCAAGCTGAATACGAGAAAGCATACGTTGTGTCTGCTCCAGGTTTAGTACCTGAAAATGATTAAAGTTTAATGCATTTTCTGTATTTGTAATTGAAGTATCTAATGGTAACATACCAAAATCCTTCATAGCTACATAAGCTTTAGCTAAATTGTTTTTACCCCAGTCTTCTCCTAAAGAATGTTGAGGTAAAGTATTTTGATCTAAAAGAATTACTGTACTAATTTCATCTACAAGAATATCAGCAATCTGGTTATTTACAATATTATAAGCAATTTGAAAAGGTTTCATAAGATCTACTAAAGATATAGACTTTGTATTTCTATCTGAAAATACTCTTCCTTCTACAGGTAATTTGCATCCATATAGAGTGTTATCTCCTTTAAATTGGAACTTTAAAGGTTTAATTCTATTCTGCATAATACCAAGATAGATAGGATTAATACCACCAGGGTTTTGCATGCCCCACCATGATGGCATGTTAGGTCCAATTTTTACACCACCCCATACTTGGTTAATCCATATCCAATCTATGTGCTCTCCAAATATTAAGTTATCTTTTGATTTATTTTTAAAAAAGGTAGTATCATACATTGGTTTATCTACAACCTTGTAGTTTTCATCTACAATAGTTGTAGTTACTTCGCCATCTTCACCAATCTTAGTAAGATGACCTACCTTACGTTGTGACTTCCAATATGCTGTAGTAACACGCAACATATGTGCAGTACCCATATCATAGTAATCTTCTGACTCACCCATGATCCAGTTAATGATATCTCCACCATTATAAATGAAGTTATCATACATAGATGTAAACTGACGATACTCTAATGATGGTCTATTTACGTTCCACTCATGTGAGCGCGTAGCATCATAGTATGTACCATCATTTTGATATCCTTGAATAGGGTAACCTGCAGATCTTACAGGATATATTGCTTCAATTGATTCAAGTTGTTCTTGAGACATTACCCAACCATACTTATCAATAATATCTGCAGCTGTGAGCATTTCTATCTTTCCTACCCAGTTACCTTGAGATATATAACGTACATCAGGAGACTTATGATAAAAAGTAAGTACAGGATTCCATAATTCAATATTATAATCATCTTCTAACATTTGAAAATGCCAGAATTCTCTATCTGTAATTAATGCATCTTCAAACGCGCGTTCTTCTAATTCATCTAACTTAAATCTTTCTTCATCTATGTTATACTGTTTTTGAGCCCATTGCTCAGACATTGTAACATAATTTTTAGAATAAAATTCCTGTATTTCAGGTAATGATTTTATAGCTTCAGGAGAAAATGCTTTTTTAACTTCTGGATCATTAGGGTCAGCACCCATTTCAATCATTTGTGCAGCAAGTTTTTGCTCAGCTATTTGAACTAATGAGGATTCTATTTCTGTTCTTTTAGCTTCTAGAATCTCATTATATGTATATTGATCAACTGCTCTAAAGTTTATTTTAGTATTACGCTTAGCAAATTCTGCTGTAAGTACTTTAACTACATTAGGAATAATAGGATAGAATTTAAGTTCAAGTGCTCCTAATTCCTCTCTAGCTAATTGATCAACAATATCTCTATATTCATTATCTTCTTCTACTAGATAATCTGTTTTATCAATGATGCCTTTTGCTAACTTATAGTTTTTCATTAGCCGTCTAGCATTTCTACGTATCTGCTTAAGTCCTTGCCACTCTAGCCAATCCATATTCCATGCTGTCCAATCATCATCTTTATCTTTTGCAGGTAAAAATTGAAGAGGTTGAGTAATATTACCCAATCTATTATATTCTGATCTTTTACCGCTTTTGAGCTGAAGTGCGTTTAATATTTCCATTACTTAAATCTCCTATATGGCATTCTTGGTACTTTTCTACCTGGTGCGCTATTTCCCCTTCCCATATGACGGAAAGGGCTATTATTTAATTTATACAAATTTTCTGAATTTTGCAACTTTTTAGTACGTTCATCATCAACTCTTTTTGAATATCCTCTGTTAGATTGCTGTACTTTAGCAAAAGCAATTAAAGCTGCTAATGACACAAGTCTATCGACGTTAACACCAGGTCTATATTGTTCCATCTCAACAAGTGCCATATAATCAGGTAATCTTTCTATACCATATGTTGTGTTTTTAATTTCACCATCATCATCTATTTCTTGATTTATTTCTTCTGTTAACCAGCTAATTAAATAACTTAATAGATGCGATTTAAATATCGTCCCTGTGTTTTTCCATCCATAATCAGCATAAACTGATTTATTATACCCTATATCTTTTAAGAAAACAATTTGACTCTTAGGTACTAAATACTTTTGTTTTCTTTTTTCAATCATATATTGAATAAACAAAGAAACGTTATTTTCTACAATAGTCCATGCATTATACCATTCAAT